CGCCAATTAAACAGCTTCCAACCCCACTCGTACTCGATGAAGCCGCTGGCGTAGTCACCCAGCGATAACAGCGCGGTCGCCTTGTTCCAGTGCGCGTAGGGATCGTCCGGCGCGTAGCTAATCGCTGCGTCGAAATCAGCAACGGCAGCAGCAAATTCATTGCGCTGCAACCAATCGATGCCGCGCAACAAAAACGAGCGGCTGATTAGCATGTTCATCAGCGGGGCTCAAAGGCCAGCCACGTATGCGCGACGTGATAAATTTCGCGGCCACCGGCATGCAATTCATCAAGAACCTCGGTGACCTTAACCGTTGGGTTTCCGTAATCGTGATAGATGATGAGGCCACCGGGCAGGGTCACACGCTCGGCCCATTCGGCATCTTGCCTCACTGCGTTGCGCCCGTGATCGCCATCCACAAAAACAACATCCGCCACGAGCGGCAACTTCTCACCACGCAGTACCAAGCGAAAGCGCGGATCATCGCGGACCAGACGACCCGGCTGGTCCGGCCGCTCCACCGCCTGCGCTGGAATCTCAAATTGGTAATCAGCGGGAATGTCGACGCCATAGTAGTGCTCGATGGTCGGAACATCCCGCAGCACAGCTTGCGCGGTCAATCCGATATTGATTCCAATCTCCACCATAACCCTCGGCGCGACACTCTTGACCAGCGCCAAGAAAACATCTTGCTCACCCGGCATCATGTAGTGCCGGACCGTGAAGCCGATGACGTTGAATTTCGACTTACTGACGACAGGCAAGGTCATTTTTGAAGGAAAGGGCGGGCGATGACCCGCCCCTTTTATTTATTACCAAGTGACTGCGGAAGTCCAAGCAATCACACCCGAGCGGCGGACAACCCAGTTCATCGGAAGGATGAGCCGAAGCGCCATCGAATCGGTTTGGAACATGGACATCGTCGGCGCTGCAACAGTGGCAGGCGTACCGGCCGTGCCGATGTTGAGCGGAGTCGTATCTTCCATGTGCAGCGTGGCCTGATCGCTGATCTCGAAGCGCGGGTTGTCGCCCGTGACCGAGACGAAATCAGCCGCATCGATGACGATCACAACGCCGAGCGGAACGGTGCCCGACTTGATCACCGGATACCCCATCAGCCGACCAGCGTTGATCTCAGCCGCGAACGGGAAGAGACCGCCTGGGTTCGGGGGCTGGATGAAGCCGATGCTCAGCGCCTGTTGCGGATTCATGATGAAGGCCATGTTCCGAACATTGCCGTTGGTCGCCGTCAGTACCGCGCCGGTTAGCTGCTTCAGGTCGCCGACAAGGGCCGCGAAGCCGCCGCCTGTGGTTGCCGTCAGACCGCCGACGCCGTTGCGTAGACCGGCCGGCCGGATGGTCGTCGCCGCAGCGGTATCGAGCAAGATGGTGTCGATGGAAACCGCCGTATCTTCTTGGATCGCGTTGCGCAACAAGCCTTCGATGGCGGGCACGGAATGCTCATCCATCTCACGGGTCCAAGTCGTGATCACCGCCATTTTCTTCGGGGTGAGTAGTTGCGCGGTGAATCCCGCCTGACGGACAGGAATCGGCGCACCTTCACCGACGAACGATCCAGCAACTGTCGGAGTCGCTGAGCGGGTCGGGATGCTAATGCGCCCGTTGCGCCCGAAGTCGAGCCGCAGACCCAGACCGGACAGCGCCGGATAGACCGACGACGGCGTGAGACGCGGCATCAGTTCCGCGTTGATCTGCTGCACCAGTTCGGCCGCCCAGCCAGCGACATCGGTCTTGGCGGGAGCCGTTGCGGCTTTCAGGGTCAGATCGCAGATGACCCTTGTCGCTTCGTCGGTGCCGTAGATTTGCTCACGGATTTGATCGAGTGATTTCCCGGCGAAATCCGACGACTTGGACAGCGCGCGGATCGTACCGGCGCGGACCAAGAACTCAAGCGGCTCGATTTTTCTCGGCACGACGGAGAACGGACGCACGATGGCGGGCATGCTTCGGCCGTTGCCGTTGCCGCCGTTGCCGCCGCCATCGACCGTGCCCTTCAGCTTGGTCTCGGCTTCCAACAGCGAAAGCCGCATCGCCTCCTGATCGGCGATTTTCTTGTTCAGTTCGTTGGTAACCGTAACATCGGCCTCGGTGACATTTTCGTCGTCGACGCCTTCGAGATGGGTAGTCAATTGATCGCGCAACCCCACGAGCCTCTGCTCGGTGGCTTCGATGCGCTTGGTGAGTGGTGTCATAACAATCCCCCTTCGGGATCGTGGAGTGTCGGCAGACCCGCCGTTTGAACCGCGACGTGCGCCGCTCTGGTCTTCTTTCTTGCCTTGCCCGGCAAAGACCATGTCGACGGTGTCGCGGGAGATGTTGAGCGATTTTGCAATCGCCAAAGCGTTTGGGTTGGCTGGAATCGAGACCAGTGATGATTCGACCAGTTCGGTTTTGCGAAAGCGTGTGCCGCCGCCATTCTTGGTCAGCGGCTCGGATTGGATCGGCAGAAAGCCGACCGAGACCGCGCGCAGGATGTCGGCGTCGACCAGTCGGCGGATTTCGTCGATCCGATCGGAGGTGCCGAGCGGCGCGAGTTTCAGGTCGCCGCGCAGTTCGCCTTTTTCGTTGCGCAGGTTGATCCACTTGCCGATGGGAAAGTTGGCATTGTGATTGAACAACGCCACCGGATTTTTTTTGAAGTTGCGCAAATCCCAGCCGTCGGCGTCGATCACATCGCCCATGCGGTCGGGCGTCATGTCGGACAGCACGAAGGTCATGCCAGCCTCGTGCGAGACGTGCGTCTTGCGCACGACCTGTTTGCTGCTGCGCTCTTCCCACGCCAGCGCGCAAGCATCTTCATCGCCACTTTCCGCGACGCAGTCGACCATGAAGTCTTCGCGCGAGTCGTAGCCGTCAGGCGAGATGGTTTTTTCCTTTTTGGCTTCGCGCCAAATGCTCAGGCAGGCGGCGACGGCCTGATCCCGCTCGCGCCCGCCTTCTATCATTTCCGGCACGCACCGGCTGGTGAACTCGGACTGGGTTTCCCCAGCATGCGGCTTCATTGGCATTGAAAACCTCCATGATCTCAGCGGCTTATGGCTGCGGTCATTATTAGATAGGACGGCTTGACATATAGGAAAGGATGGCCTATATCTGTTTTGTGAACGACAGGGTTTTCGGCAGCCAGACAAGGCGCTCGTCGAAACAAGCCGGGTGGGCGAAGGAAGGGCAGCCCGGACAAATCAGGAGCTACCAAATGATCAAGCTTCGTTTCCGCACACTCGATGGCATCCGCAAGACCAAGACTTTCAAAACGGTCGCGGGCGCACGCAAGGCCGCCCATGACTGGGTCGGCAAGGACGCCGATGTTGGAATCGGCTACGCGGTCTCAACCGATGGCGTTGTCACGGTCTCTGTCGATGGCGCGACGCTCGACGACATCTTCGGCGAGCCGAAAGTTGCCGAGAAGAAAGACGAGCCTCGCAAGTTCGTCGCAAAGCGCTCGGGTCCGGACAGCTACGATCTGTATTGCGGCGATCCAGTTCCAGCGAACAAATTCGGTCGCGTGTTCGAAGCCTACGAAGTTCACGTTGGCGACGAGCGCGATGGATGGGCACTCAGCTTCGAATGGCCAGAGCTTGGCTACACCGACGATCACTACTCCACACTGAAAGCGGCGCTCGCCTACGCGCGGTGGGCGGTCGAAGGCTACTTCGAATACAGCGCCGAGGAAGCCCGCGCCGAACAGGAAGCCGAAGGCGCTTGGCTGCGCCATGCCGAACGGCAGACCAACGACGATTTCGCTTTCGAAGAATACGAGCGCTCACGCGGTTTGATTTGAGGCAACCTGAAAGGAAGCAAAATGAAAATGACAACACTACCCAGCAGCGACCACGACACCATCGGTAAGATCGCGCAGCGCGCGGTGTTCCTGTACGCGCAACACGACATCTGCGTCGACCGGCTGACCGTTCTGCTTGACGTAACGACCTGCCATTCACAGGGCCAGCCACTTCGGCTCGACGATCTGCTCGGTGCCGATGACTTCAACTTCATGCACGACATCGGCGGCATCAATCGCCATCTGGACCGCAAGACCGGGCAACTGCTTGACGGGTTCCGGCCGCGCTTCTGCGCATTCAGGCCAATTAAATCTTCTATATGATCTCTTGACATATAGGTCGATAGGCCCTATATTGAGGATGAAGGGTCGCGATGGGCGCGGCCCAGTGGAAAAGGAAGCGAGAATGTTTCTCTCTCAATTCAGCGGCGTGCCCACGGCAGCCGGCAGCAAGTCGGCGCAGTTTGCGGCAGCGTTCACCAAGGCGGTCGCGGCCGGGCTAGAGGCCGGCAAGGCGGCAGTGCCCCGAGTGATGGTCGTGCAACAAATCGGCGCGGGCAACACGGTCCAGCAGGAATGGCACGAGCCCGAGGGCCTGTGCGGTTTTGCTTGGGTCAAGGTCACGCCCGGAAATTCGCCCTTCGCCAATTGGCTCAAGCGGCACGACTTCGCCAGCAAGGCTTACGGCGGCGGTGTCGACATCTGGATCAGCGACTTCAATCAGAGCGTCACGCGGAAAGAAGCTGCGGCGAGCGCGCTGGCCAAGGTGCTGCAGATGGAGCTTGGCATCCACGCCTACGCATCAAGCCGGTTGGATTAACCGGCGCAACGGGCGCGGTTTTCGGCCGCGCCCAGAAACGGAAACGATGGCTAAACGACGAACCAACGAACAACGGCTGACTGACGCCCGCATCCAGAACGCGGTCTACGGATTCAGCATTCCGATGCTGTCCATCCCGGCGCTCTACAAGCAAATGGAAGCGGCCGTCGCACTCGGCGCGACCAACGATGAATTGAAAGCGGTGGTCGCCGCTTTCCCCGGCGTAAGTAGGACGCGTTGACATATAGGAACGGCTGCCCTATGAAGGAATCCAACGTCACAGTCGGCCGGGTTTATCGCGCGGATGGCGAGATCGTCCGCGTCCTATCCAAACATAGCGACCAAGTTTACGCTCGCGTAGTCGCGGACAGGAAACCGAAATACCGCTATGTGCTGTATTCCAAATTGGAGGAAATAGATGAGCACCGCCCCTGACGGGTTTCACGATCACACCGAACCGACATGGTTCAATCAACTGTTTCACGCGCACCAGCTTTTGAAAGAAAAGGGCTACGACGAAGTCAGGCGGCACGCGCGCGTGTCCAGCGAGAATCGACACCGCTGCCGCGAATGCTTTTGCTGCGCCTGCGCTGCGGTGCTTTACGACCCGGTGGAACGCCGCAAGCGCGGCTTGCCGGGATGATTCAAGGCGACTGATTAAATGAAAGAAAGGGACATTATGCCACTACTCGGTGACGCTCCAATTTCACCTGAACTCCACAAGCTGATGAATGGCGTCGCGCAAGGCTTGGATGCAGTCTTCAACGGTGACGCCAAAGGCAATGATCGTAAGAACGGCTTTGTCCTGCTGGTGTTTCCGTTCGATAACTTGGCGGACGGTGACGCACGCTGCAATTTCATTTCCAACGGAGCCGACCGCAGGGACGTGGTGGTGCTGATGAAGGAAATGATCGCCCGCTTCGAAGGTCAGCCGGAGATTAAGGGGAAAGCATGAGGCACCACACAATCGCGGCTGAACTAGCGCACGAGTTATTCGCGCATGAATGCTTCGCCTTCACGGGCGAGGGGCAACCGCATTCGATGAACTGCCGACGCGCGCAGACGTTGATCGCCGACGCAATAGAACGCCAGCAAGAATTAGACGATGCGCGATGTCGCGACATACGGGATTTAGTTGTTCAACTCTCCCAAGCCAAAGCGGAGGTGGAGGAAGTCACAGACAAGTTCCGCGCCTTCGAAGCAATGGCTGTAGGCAGGGCGAAGCGCATTAACGAACTACACGCTCAACTCAAATCTGACCAAGAAGAAAATCGTGTAGGGGTAGTAGCGGATCGAATGGCAGAGCTTGATATGGCGTCACAAGAACGCATTGAGCAGTTAGAAGCTCAACTCTCCCAAGCCAAGGCAGATGCGGCGAACCTACGCGCCGCCGCAGAGATTGGACTTTCCGCGCTCAAGAAAATTGATGCTCGCTGCACTGAAGCCCTCTCCCCCGCTCCCGCCAAGCCCTTCGACCGCACACTAAGAGACAAAGAACTCTGGCTCCTTGATGACGAGCAAACAGAAGAGGACCGGGATTGACAGCGACGCAATCCGATAATTAGCCTTGTCCGGGCGTGTGTTTTGTCATCTTACGGATGACATAAATCGCCAGCGCACCAACAACAATACCCCCGACCACGATGTAGATAATTATTTCCATCGTGCCTTTTCACGCCGCTTCCTTGACCTCAACGGCGACAGCGGCTTCGCCTTGTTCTTCGATCAACTGTTCCAGCGTTTCAAACGTAAGCCAAGCCTTGCCGTTCTGCCCCCATCCACTGCCCCATGAATTGATCATGCGTGCCGCGCCCGTGGTGCCGTCAGGATTTTTACGCTTGCGATTGATGCCAATAATTGTCCACGCATGGCCGCCAACATACGAGCCCCGGGGTTCGATATAGCCATCCCAATCGGGCGTGAACATATCCATATACCAATCAGTGCCCATGACGACTGGCCCTTTTGTCAAAACATGAGCAACAACAGTGTCCAAATCGAAGCCCCAACGGTATTCGGAACAAAGCCCATTGGCCTTTAGCCATTTGAACATGGCGCGGACAGAGGTCCCGTCATAATCGGTCCCCGGCCATTCGTCGATTTCTTGCACCCGCTCGTAAACCTTCGTGCGTTCCGCAGCCGTGAGAAAGCCAGCATTGACGACTGGGCGCGTGCTCAACCATTTATCGGTTGAATAAATGACGCACTCAGACGTAGCGCCTTGGTCAAGCGCATCGCCAAGTGAAAGCCAATACTTTGATGTGACCGCAGGAGGTACAGTTTCCTTGCGCAACAAATACTTGTTGTCGCGTTCATCTGGCGCGTAGCGTCTGCCAAGGCCAGATAGATTTTGTTCCGGGTTCAATGGCGCTAGTGCTGTCATTGTTGGCTCCACGGGTTCACGCATTCTCAATCGGTTCGACTTCGGCGCGGCCCGATGCCGCCAGCAGCGCGGTTATACGTTCCTCGTAACCGGCGCGCGCCCCTTCGGTGTCGTATGCCGGGCCGAGGTTATTCATCTCGTAGGGATCGCTTTTCAGATCGTAGGCTTCGATCTCGCCATGATAGTTGGTGTAGACGTAATCCCGCATCTGGATCGAGCGCCATTCGACGCCGGGCGATATTCCCGCCATCGAACCACCGACAGGGGGCTCGCTGTCGCCAGTGACGCGCATGCCGTGCGCCAGCATGACATTGCGCCATGCTGCGGGCGTCTCGCCTTTCAGCAGCGGCACCAGCGAACGCCCATCCATAACAGCGGGAGCTTCAAGGCCAGCCAACTCCAAAATCGTCGGACCAATGTCCAAGCCGCCGACCAGACGGTCGTCATATCCGGGCTTCACGCCGGGACCGATCCAGTACAAGACGTTCCGGCAGGATTCCTGATATGGCCGACCCTTGTCCGGCATCCGGTGCGCATTCCAAAGATAGCCGTTATCGGCATAGATGATGAAATGCGTTTTACCCATGATGCCGAGCTTGCCGACAATGCTGTGCATCTGCCGGATCATGTCGTCGATGCTGCGCGACTTCTCCCGCGCCTTGCGCCAGTCGGCGCGCAAAGTTACGACTTCCTCCGGAGTCAGCCTGACCGCATTCTGCACATACGCAGGCTTGTTTGTTACGTTGAGTGGATTGAAATTCGGCTTCGCCGCTGGCGCAAACGGTTCCGCCGCATAGAGGCCAGCGTGCGGCGCATCGGGAATGAATGGTTCGTGCGGCGCAGTCGGCGTCAGCACGATAGCAAAAGGTTTCCCCGCAGCCACGCAGCGCTTGATGGTGGTCTCGGCGCGATCCGCCAGCCACTTTGCTTGATAGTGCCCCGTGACCAGAACTTCGACGCCGGTTCTGTTCACCTCGAACTGGGTCACGTTGCCGGTGTAGACGATGTCCCACCGATTCCACATATCGCCCATCGGCGCGCCGGTATAGACATTAAGCGACTTGCCGTGCAGCGCGGTTTGATGCGTGCCCGCCGCCCGCAGCACTTGTGGCCAACTGCCGACATCCAAATTGTTGTCGAGAAAATTCTGGTATCCATTCGGGTTGGAAAATATGTCGTTGTTGTGCGGCAACCGCCCGGTAAAAAGCGAAACCCGCGACGGCGTGCAGATCGGGCAGGTATAGATCGCGCGGGTGAATTTGCGGGCGCGCACCGTCAGCTTGTGCAGGAACGGCATCCACGCGCGTCCTTTGGAATCCCTCCCATCAATGGCCGCGCGTTCCATGTCGTCTGGTACGATGACGATGAAGTTATCCATTTTTGTTTCGCCTGACCGTTTTGCGCCGCAGGTTCGGTGCCTTCGTTGACGAAGCCGCTAGGTTTGCGAGGAACTGATCGACCGCCTCCCCTACGTTGGGGTGAGGGTATGATTTCGCGAGAGCATCAAAGAATACAGCCACGCTGGCGAGCACCGCGCTGGCCTCGATTTCGTCGGGCACTGGTACGGGCACTGGTACGGGCACTGGTACGGGCGGCGCTTCTGGCGCGATGGCCTCTGCGATGTCGTCCCGCACTTTGGAAAGTTGCCGAAGAACTGTCATCGTGCCCATCTGCTTGTCGTCGGCATTCGGGTCGAACACGCCGTCGGCGACGTATTTTCCTTTTTGCTCGTGATTGCTGCCGGCCCAAACATACGGGCTGTTCACGCCCTTATTGACGTAGCCAAAACCGTTGAAGCGCTCTGCCTCGAAGCCCATCCGCTCAATCGACCACTCATCGATTTCGTGCAGGTCTTTAAGTCTCAGAGCGTCGACGGCAGATTCTTCCCATGACGAAAATGGGCCTCGCCCGGCCGGCACCAAAGAGGTCTTTTTTCCAGTCCCGATAATGCGCTCTCCATTGTGGAGCACGCCAGTAAAGGAGCAAGCCGACTCGCGCATGTGCAGCGCCCCGATAAAGAACCAAGGCACGCCAGTTTGCGTTTGCACGCTGCGATAACGTTTCTCCCCGGCAATAATCTTCTGAGCAAAGGATGCGGCATCGGCGGCGTCTTGCCCGCCCTTGATGACAAGCGAGCGCCACATATTGCCGTAGCCGTTGCGCATGTCCTCGAAGGTGAGGGCCATTTGGGCGCTTCCTTTTTTCCACCGTGAGACCACGAGGGCCAGATAGGGCCTATTGACATATAGGACGAAATGACATATATTCAGATTGAAAGGAGGCACGGTTAATGTCACTGATAAGAAAAGCCCTTCGGTTCGCCACCAAGGCGCATGCCGGGGTCTTCCGTAAATGGACTGACGGCGAGCCCTATATCGCGCATCCGGCGCGCGTGGCCGCGATGCTGGCCGAGCTTGACTTCCCCGACGAGGTCGTCGCCGCCGCGTTCCTGCATGACGTGGTCGAAGATACGGCCTATTCCAACGCCGATCTGACCGCCGCCTTCGGCCCCACGGTCGCGGCGCTGGTCGCCGAGGTCACCAATCCAAGCGACATCCCGAAAGTGCCCGGCAACCGCCCGGTGCGGAAGGCCGCCAACAAGGCGCATCTGGCGCGTGCCAGCTATGCCGGAGCCTCGATCAAGCTGGCGGACATGATCGACAACGCCACCGACATCGCCACGCGCTCCCCGAAATTCGCCAAGCGCTACCTGCCGGAGGTCGCCGACAACCTGTCGGTCCTTGGCCACGGCCACCCGGCCCTGCTGGCCAGACTGGCCAACATCCTCAATATGACCTCTTGACATACCGGACATAACGTCCTATATCAGGGGTGCCCCTCCCGAGAGAAAGGAACAAAAAGTGTCTGACTATCTGACTTGCGCTGAGACCGCCAAGCTGGTGCGCACTGCGCTCAAGAAGGCTTTCCCCGGCGTCAAATTCTCGGTGCGCTCCAGCGTTTACGCGGGCGGCGCATCGATCAATGTCCGCTGGACCGATGGTCCGGCGCGTAAAGTGGTCGAGGCGGTGGCCAAGCGCTACGCAGGCGGCGGCTTCGACGGCATGATCGACATGAAATACAACGTCGACTCGTGGCTGCTTCCGGACGGCTCGGTCTGTGCCGCGTCCTCGCCCGGCACTTCCGGCTCGATGGGCGTCTATGAGCCCTACAATCACGCCGCCCCGTCGCCGAACGCCAAGCTGGTTAACTTCGGTGCCGACTTCATCTTCTGCGAAAAAGAACGCTCGCTCGAAACCTACTCCGCCGCCGTCGCCAAGGTGTGCGCCGAATACGGCGTGCCGGTGCCGGAAGTAAAGATGTCAGGCCATTACCCCTACGTCTCGCACATTGCCGTGCCGAACGCTGACACCGATCTGTCGACGCTCGTGCATCGCGAATTGGAAAAGGAAAACGCATGCCAGTGAAGCCGCGACACGCAGCGCGCGTGGAATTGCCGACCTTTGCCGAGATCGCGGCTCAGCGCCTCGCGGATGCTGGCCCGCGCGACAAGACCATCACGATCAAGGTCGCGATCAACACCGCCCGCATGATGGTCGAGGCGGAAAACGCCCGGCACAACCGCGAACTGTCACAGGAGAATACCGCATGACGCAGGCGGCTCTCGAATTCGGAAAAAATCTCGCGGCCAAAGCTTTTGCCAAACGCAAAGGCCACGGCGGCGCGGAGGGTGTTTGTTACCTTCAAATGACAGAGGCAAAGCTTGCTGCCTTTATCGCAATCGCTTTCGAAGCAGGCGCGAAGTCGCAGGGCGCTCTTGTTGCCGAGTTGCTAACGATCATTGATGGCGACGACGTAGATGTATTTCGGTTTGCCCGCATTCTGCGGGAAGCCCGCGCCGCAGCAGGCGCAACCAGCGAAGGGAGCAAATAGATGGGCTACGCACTCTGCACGAGCCCCTGCATCGGCTGCGGCCAAATCTTCTCCTACAACCCGGTGCGGGTGCCGAGCATCACCATTCACGGCGACCGCAAACCGATCTGCCGGTCCTGCGTCGAGCGGGTCAATCCGCAACGCATCGCCAACGGGCTCGATCCTATTGTGCCGCTGCCCGATGCCTATGAAGCCTGCCACGAGGAGGAATTGGAATGAAATGTCGCTTCCTCATTTCGCGCGTCACCAAATACTTTCCGCGCATTCGGGAAAAGACGCGCGTCGTGTTTATCGATGCACCGACATTTGCGGAAGCTCGCGATCAAATCGTCCGAGACTATCCGGAATGGTCAATCAATATGGCGTGGCCAGTCTGGCCGGAAACAGAGAAGGGAATAAATAATGACTGACAAACCACTCGACGACTACGGCCTGATGCTGCAGCGCGTGCAACGCGTCGGCACCGACTACATCGAACTGCACATAGTGCGGCGCGAGAAAGAGCGCCCGGATGTGCCGCTCGGCTGCTCCGGCGACGGCGAAATCTTCGCCGGTTACGGCTGCCCCAAACATCTACTTGGGCTCGCGCTCGACGGACTCGGCATGCGCGGCTTTGTCAGCGACAGCACGAGCAACGTGTCGTTCATTGGTCACGGCGTCGAATTTTACGATGTCTATTCCAGCCACGAGCGCAAGCTGCGGCGCATGCTCAAGGCAGTCAAGCGTGTCAATGACCGCATCGCCAAGGACGAAGCGCGGGAGCCCGGCGACCAATTGGTCGCCTTCGCCAAGGCGCTGAAACTGAGCTTTGTGGTCGAGCGCATCGGGCCGGCGCGCCGCGATCCTGACTGGCGCTGGATGACGATTCAGGAAGGGCGCAACCGCTACCGTACCCTGATCGACCAAGCGGTGGCCGAAGCCATCGCGCGCAAGACCGCGTGATGAATGGTCAGTCAGGATTAGGGCCTTGATTTTATAGACAAAAAGCCCTATGTAAGCGGCCACCATGAACGCAAAACAATATCGCGAAGCTCTTGCCAAGCTCGACCTGTCGCAGGCCACGGCTGGCGATCTCTTCGGCGTCGGCGCGCGGACCTCGCGGCGCTGGGCTCTGAATGAGGCGCGTATCCCGCCACTGGTCGGGATGTTGCTGGAACTGATGCTGTCCAAAAAGCTCAAGGTCGAACTGACCATCCCGGTCAGCCCGGACCGTTCGCAGGCAGAGCGCCGCGTCTGGAGCTTTCAGGCGAAGCAAAGCGTTCAAGCGCTGTAGCGCATTTGCACGACAGGGCCTATTCTAGTGCGGCGGCCGTTGCTGCCGCACTGGAATAGATCAATGACGAAGGAACCCGACAAGAAACCGCTACCGCCGCCTGTGAGCAAACTCGGGCCGATCCCGCCTGAGCATTTTGATGACGATCTGCCATGCACTGGCGAGGGCGACAAATCACCCGGCTCGCTCTATGACGATATGCAGAAGCGTCACGGCAACAAGCGAAGCCGGAATAAATCGTAAGCGAGTTGGTACGCGGCCCCACTATTACACTAGGTGTAATAGTGTAATAGCTGTGTCATTTGCTCTTGCGCGCGTGCAGGTTCGGCTTGTCACCCATGTTGTCGTAGACTTCCCAGTAATCCATGTCCGCCCGGTGCTTGTCGAACGATGTTTCGTTGGTGACCGAGCCGAGCGAATATTCTGGCAGCACGAAACGGCCATTGCCGTTGGTCTCATTGCCTCTGACAAATCGGCCAAGCGCGCGCTCAGCGGCGGTCGCTGGCGACGCGTACATATAGTGGCCGGAGATTTTGTAGCCTGCGGCCTTGGCAAGCGCGATCCGCATGTCCGTCGTCGACTCGCTTTTTAACGTCGCATCAACGATCATGTTGAGACGGTTGTCGCGCGCGTAGGTTTCCATCGCCGTGCCGACGTAGCTTGATTCCTCGTGCAGCAGCGCGGCGTTCCAGCCTTGGTATTCCGGCAGCGCTGATTTCACGTCGTCGCTGTTGATGTAGAGCGCCTTTTCCTTGGCTTGCGCGAGCGTGCCGCCCTTGCGCGCGTCCATGAACCAACCCTTGCCTGATCCGCCACGCCCGCCGAGAATATACAGCGTCGGTTGCTCGCCCGGCTCCGGTGTTGCCGCCGCGATCTGCTCGGGCGTCATCAGCTTCTCGACGATTTGCCGATGCACGGCCGCGCGCTCCGGAGCCCATTTCCCGCTCGGCAGTTTGTAGGTCGCGTCCGTCGGCACATCTTCCGCCAGCTTTCTGCGCGCTTCGGCGGCCTGCTCCTTGGAGCCCGGGACTTTCTGGTAAAGTTCCTCGACCGTGACCCTTTCAATTTTCAGCAGCGACGACGCCGATGTCGGGTCTTTGGCGGCGCGGCTATGATCCTGCTGTGCGGCGACGCCTTCATCGTAATCCTTGACGTAGCGGCCGTCTTTTTTGCTGTAGCTCTGCGGCTTCGACGATACGTCCACCATGAAGACGACATCGGGCTCGCCGTTGTTGAATTCCTTGAACGTCTCCTTATCCCAGCCGTCAGGCTTTTGCGTTTCGTCCCACTTCAGCCGGGCGACGGCGACAAATCCGCTGTCGGCATAGATGTACGGCAACTGCGTGTCGAACGCGTCGAGTCGCCGCCCGCCCTGTTCGCTGGCGAGTTCCAGCGCAACGTCGGCAACGCCATTGGCGGTCGAGCTTGGATGTTTGAACAGCGACACGATCTCGTCGCCCTTGAGCGCGAAACCGCTGCGGCCGTCCGGAGCCATGAACAGCCGCATCTTCTCGTAGCTGTTTGCATCGTAGACATGGACGGCGGCACCGTATTTGCTCTCCGCCTTGGCGCGTGTGATCGCGTTTTCGAAACTCTTCGCGCCGGCCTTGTCGCCGAACTCGTAAAAAGTTTGCGGTGTATTGCCCGCCGCACGCATCTTCTCGGCGGCAGCCGCAGTCGGCCGATGGATGGCGACTACGCCCCGGCTTCTTTGATCATCTCCAGCGCTTTCGCGGTCGAAAGCTCGGGGTGATTGCTTAGCAGGTTTGCTAGGACCCTCTGCTGGCCCGGCGTCAGGTTTTCCGGTATCCGCCGATCCACCGCCTGCGAATTGTCCGCCTTCGGATGACCCTGCTGGTTCTCTTGGATGGTCGGCTTCATTCCATACCTTCTCTTCCCGAACCCTTCTATATAGGCCACTTTGGCCATTTTGCAACAGCGCAAGCGTGCGTTGCTTAACACGCCGCCAGTGCCGCTTGCGCAGCGTCTCCTGCGTCTTGGCCTGATGCGCTGCGCGATGGCGCGCGCGGATCGGAGCCATGATCTTTTCGTCGATGGGAAAGTCGACCGGATTGATAATCGGCCCATGCAGTTCGCTGTCCTGCTTGTTGCCGTCTTCATCGAGATAGAAAAATTCCTCGGCTGGTTTGTCAGGCATGACTTTTCCGGCCGACATAGGCTTTGAAGCGCGCCATCGATTCCTTGTCCTTCAGATCGAGCACACCCTTCCAGTCCGTCCCCAGCAGTAACTCTTTGCCGCGTGGCGAGTCGGCGATCTTCCAGATCGATTTCGGATTGGTGCTGCGCACCGCTTCGAGCAATGCGTCTTTCGTCGGTTCCAGCGCCAATTCCTTTTCCGGTTCCTCTTCCGCATCTGGGTCTGGCTCGATCTCGATACGGGCCATGTCGTACAGAATGGCGTAGCGCAGCTTGTCGGTATCCTCCATGCCGTCCCAGTATTCGGCCTGATATTCGGTGATACTCTCAGCCAGATAACCGGGCGGCTCCATGTCGTCGGCCGCTTGTTCCGCGCGCTTGTTGAAGGCGTATACCAGACCGTCGCTCAATTGCTCGCGCATCTCTTCGGTCAGACTCTTGGACAAATCCTCCGGCTCAATGCCGGGCAGCGTCATTTGGTCCTTGTTGCCCTCGCGCCCAATCGGCTCGCGCAGGAGGTCGTCGTCGAAGTTGATGTCCGGGTCTTCGCTGCCGTCGCCGCGCCTGTCTTCATAGAAGATTTTGATGGCGTCATACAATTGTTGGTTCGTGTACGGGATCGGCGGCTCGCCCTTCTTTTCCCGCTCATCGCGTATGTCGTTGAGTGCTTCGTCGTAAAATTCTGGCGGGATGGAATTTTCCGGCAGGTCTGCGGCCAATTCGCGCTTGGCATCGGCCAGCGCCTGCCCGTTCTCGCGCCAGTTACTGATTTCGCTGTCCAGAAATTCGCTGTACGACTCGCGCATCCATTTGTCGCGCACGTCGTCCTGCCGGTCGTGGGTGAGCGCATCCCATTCGTCGGCCTCGATGGTGTTCTCGCCCCATTCGTGCCGTTCGTTGCGGTTGCCGGTCAATTTGCGTTCGAGACGGCTGCGCAGGCTGTTCCATGCCGACTGCGTCGGCACGTAGCCGTATTTGGCCCAAGCATAGCCGCCAACGTTGATGTTGGCGGTGACGTTGATCTTCTCGATGCCGAGCCGTTCATAGGTCTCGACATTGCCAGCCAGCAGTTTCTTGCCGATGTCGGATTTCGTGTGGCTGTCATGCAGCGAAAAATAGGCGCTGGTGGCGGTCTTGTCGTCGGGGTTGAGATAGCGCGTGAAGGTCCCCGCGTTGGTTCCCGTGTCCGGTGATTCGATGATGCCTTGAACATTGATCTGCTGAGCGGAGCCGCCAAGCGTCATCGTGCCGTCGAGGCCGCCCATGAAGCTTTTCTTGAAGGTCTCCGGGTCCTCGCCGATCTTGTTGTTCCAGATCGCCACGAAGTCGTCTTCCGAACTGACATCGCCGAGCTTGATCTTGGCTTTCTTGAAATCTTCTTTGGTCGCCTTTTTCTTCGGCCCACCCTTCGGCTTCTCGCTGCTGGCATCGCCAGCGCCGCCGCTGCCGAAGCGCCCGGCTTCGTCGCGTGGCTGGTTTGGATCGAACTCTGGGTAGCCGCGCGCGAGCAGGCGTTGTGATTGTGCCTTCGCGATGCGGTAACGCTGCTGGGGGCTCAGCGCCGCTTGCTCTTGGCGCATTCTTCAGGCAACGACGTGAAGCGGTGGAAACTGCACAGCGCCCAAGGGTTCCTGTGCCCACGGATCGGGTGCCACAAAGATCAGGCCGTAGGACAGTGTCGAAGTGATTCCGCCGATCACAATTCGGATCACGTCAGCATAGCGGCCAGCGGCCAGCGCCGACGTTTCTGCTGCCGGGATTAGAATAGAACAGGTGCCTTCCAGCGGATCGATGACAGAGATCGTCACGTCGCTCTCGTCGAGCACCTTTTGAAATGCACTGTTCATCAGCGCCCATTTGATGGTAGCGCCGTTAAGATTGAAGGGATCGCCGTTCTCATCGAGCAGCGTGGCGTCGATCTGCCAGTCGTCGCCCGCCGTCCAGTATAAACTTTCGTGATTGGTTATCATGATTGGGCATCCCAGCTAGATGACGCGGTGCGTTGGGCGACAATCGACGCAGTCGATCTTTGCGCGATGATTGCTGGCGTCAAGGATTTCTGCGCCGTGATAGAAATGCGCTTGGTGGGTCTGCTAAACGTGAAGTGGACAGTGAGCGGCGCGAGCGTTTGGGCGAGCGTACCAACAATTGGGCTGGCACCGGAAGATTGAGACGACAGCGGCGCTAACGTTCGCGCGAGCGTGCCGGTAATTGCGCCCGGACCCTCGCCCATTGCCGCAGCGGTCAACGGTTCTAAGGTCTTGGCCACCACGCCAGCGAGCGCAAGCCGCGCTGCACCAGTCACCAACAGGGGTTGCAGCGTGACCGCGACATCACCACTACCATCTTGAGCGAGATGTCCGGTGGCTACCAACGTGACCGGCGCGAGTTGCTTCGCGACAGCGGCGGTAATTGCTAAGCGGCCAGTCGCCGCAGCGACCAACGGCTGTAGCGTCTGACTCGTCGAACCTTTGACAGTTAGCGATCCGGTTGCTTGGACTGTCAGAGTGGCGAGTTGGGTCGTCGATTGAGCAACAATTGCCAAACGCCCAAGCGCGACCGCCTGTAGATTCGCCAAGGTGTGAACCAGCGAACCTTCAATTGGTGGCGGTGCCCCACTAAACGCATCAAGCGTTACATTGGCGAGCGTTTTGCCGAGCGCACCAGCAATAGCAAGTTTAGCGGTCGCGACGCACGTCAGCGGCGCAAGCTGAATTGCTGCCTGCGAAGTAATAGCCAATCGACCGGCAGCGGACGCCTGCAGGGCTTGAAGCGACGACGACAGGGACCCTACAAGCGCCAGCTTGCCGGCCACCACCGCGCCCAGTGGCTGTAGCGTCTGACTCGTCGAACCTTTAACTTCGAGTTTTCCGGTTGCTTCGACTGTCAGGGCCGCCAACTGGGTAGCCGCAGTAGCCGCAATCGCAAGACGCGCTTGCGATGCGGCGGCCAAATTCGCCAGCGTCTTATCGACGGTGCCATGCGATTCAGCTTTGCCAGATGCCGTCAGCGTCAACGCATCAAGCGTTTTCGAAAGCGTGCCAACGATAGGACTTAGTGGTTGACCGCCAGCCGCAACCAGCGTGACCGCATCAAGTGTTTTATTGAGCGTTCCTACAACCGGCAGTGCGCCAGTGGAAACCAAGGTAATGTTGGCCAAGGTCTTACTGACCGCACCAACAATAGGCAACGCCCCGGTCGCATTGACGGTGAGCGGCGCGAGCGTTTGGACAACAACCCCGGTTCCGCCAGAGGCAGGCTGCCAATTTTCCGCGCCGGCAAGCGTCCAACCAGTAGGAGCAAAATCGACAGTCGCCGTGTCGTTTACCGGCTGGAACTGCAACATAAGAAACAGTTCCGCACCAGCCGGTCGCGTAAGTGTGGCTGGCGCAGTCGTCCAATTCGAGCCGTCAGCAGAATGTTTCCACTGGACAGTGGTGGGCGCTAGAACAACCGCCCAAAATCGATCTGCAAATCCAATATCCGCAAAAGCACCGGGACTAGCCGCATTGTAGTAAAGATCGCCACTTTCAATAAACACAGCGCATGAATTGGCATCGCTGCCGATTGCGCCTGTTGTCCATCCGCCACCTAACAGAGCGCTTGCATTTCCAAGAGCGACGCCCGTTTCGTTATTCCCATTGGCCATGCCAGTGAGTTTGAAAACGTAGGTGCCATCCTCAGTCAGTCCGACGGTAGACTTGACCGACTTGAAATCCGGCGTACCAAGAATAGTATTTGTTGCGGTTAGATTGCCGTTCGAAAGCGTGATGTCGGCATGCTTCTTTGCCGGGTCGAGAGTGTAAACCGGAGGCCCGACGCCGGTAGCAACCAAAGTCAAATTGGCAAGTGTCTTAGTAAGCGTGCCTACAATCGGTGGCGGCGCGCTTTCCTTGAACGCCACATAGGCCGACGCGTGATCGACGTTGCCAGCGCCGCCAGTAGGATTGGATGCCGCTCCGGTCGCGGTTGAGATCAACCACTCGCCGCGAACTCCCATCTCGGTTGCGGTTGTGCCCGCGCCGGAAATAGCCTGCGCAAAGATCGCCCATGTTGCAGTCGGCGTCAGCGCAGTAGACGAATTGCTTTCCGACGCAATGCCGCGAACACGCAGACATTCAATGTTGGCGGTGGTGACGTTAAGCGAACCAACAGCAGCACCATCGGCAGCTAGACCACCCGGCGTACCTTCGACGGCAGCGATATTGCCGGCCGTCATGCTAAAATTTTTCGCCGTCATGGCCGAAGCATCGGCCAAAGCGGCGTTGGCGAACGTAGCGGTGATCGTACCGCCGCTGGGTAACGTGGTGGCTAGTTTGCCGCCGTCCGGAAACCAGATCGAAATATCCGCGCCGGCTTGCGCTGCGGCTTGACCGTTGGCGAAACCTTTGGCGCGTTGGTAGGTGTTGCCCGCGCTATCGACGACGCCACTGACGGCGGTGGAATCGCCATCGGTGGTTTGGACGTTATCGACGGCGATCAGAAGAACAACAAGAGAGCCGGCAAGTGCCTGCGCTGTTGTTGTTAGGACAAGCGAAGCCTGATTGTTGGCGGAACTGAGGGCGGTGCCAAGGTTACCGACATGAGCCAATGCCATTTCGGATCACCTTGGCCCATCAAAATGCTTTAAGCATTCCCATCGGTAAGCGTGAATCCGGTAATGCTGAATGCCTGAGCGAGAGCAAATACAACGTTGTCGACGGTCATATCGCCGCCACCAGCAGTCGCGGTGATCGAACCTTGAATATGTGGGGTCGTGCCGTCCGAGGCATAAATACGAAAGTGCGCTGCGGTGCCGGCCGCATCGGCGGAAGCATCCGCCCATGTGCCCGACATGGCTTTTGCTCCAGCCGCCGCAGCCGCCAGCCAGTCCGAAGGCAGCGTAAGCGTTGCGAGGACCGTACCGGAATCGGCGGTGGCAATGTTCGCAGGCTGCGCACCCGTTCGAATTTTCAAAACAGCAGACACGCCGATTGCTGTTTCGATTGCATCCAGCCGCGCGTTGCGCACAGCCGTCGATAGTTGAATAGTCATCTAGCAAACTCCCCTGTGAACAGCGTGGATAGCGATTTTAAGCTCTTGTGCGCGGTCTCGATGTAGGTCAACTTGACCGGACAATGACCGGATCATTCAACAAGGAACTACGCGACCAATTACGCGACCAGCTTTTGGAAACGCTGGAAGTCGCCTTCCGCATTCATTTCGTCAAGGCGCTGGAAACCACGGCGATCACGCTGATGCACGAGCGGATGACGGAAGTCGTCGATCACTTTCTGCAGGAATTTCTCGTCGACGAAGACATGAACTGCTGGCTTTCGTTCGAGGACGGCAATCCGCGCATTCTGGTCGGCATTGGTCCGGGGCATTGCGCCGCGTCGTTCCAACCCAGTCTGTTCAACGATCCTTATCGTTTGACCGGAGGTCCGACATCGAAAGCGCAGCATGATGATCTAGTCGAGCGCGTGGCGACGATGAAAAAATTCATCGCCCTGCTGGCGGACAACTGCAAAGATTTGGAAACGCAGATCGCGGCTTACGAGGCGAAGCTGGTGCCGCAACTGTCGTAAGAGGCAAACATGCAGGAAATCTGCCTATCCTTGGCTTCTGTTATCATACTACTGATCGCGTTCGGCTTCCTTTGGGCCGGTGCTTTTTTCTTTGGTCGCGCCAGTGGATTTCGCGCAAGTCACAAACTGGTCTCGCAATACCTGCAGGAAATTCGTCGTCTGGCGGCGCGCTAGTCGAGTGATGCACGATCCAGTGGATAAACGAAATCCATATCGCCCGGATGCGTGCCCGCCGCGTCGTGCTCGGCTTTGCAGAGTGCATAGGCGACTTCATGCGCCATCTGCTGGCTATCGTACTCGCCCTTGATGGAGGAAACTCCGGTGTCGTTCCGGTAGCGGGTCACGATGTATCGTGTCACCGGGCGCACCCGGTACTCGATCTTCGGCATGGGCTTTCCTTTTCTGAGGCCATCAGCCTCAATCTGGTTGTGCTTCGGCGATTGCGTGCGATAGCTTGCCACGGAACAGCACATCACCTTCGAACCAAACGATATGGACATACTGATCGTCGATGCCCTCAATCGTCACTGATATGCCGTTGATCTTGATAACGTCACCGATCTTCATTTTGCCGGACCTCGCGCGACGGCCATCGTGCCGAGAGCCACATCAGGCCGATCCAAATTTGACGCCGGTAGTTTGGTAGACGACGCGCCAACCAAACAGCAAGGCGAGCGCCGCTTGTAGTCATGTCAACAAAACGATCTTCGCTTTTCATTGCCGGGCCTCGCGGACTCCTGATTTCCCGGTTATCGCAATACTGTCGCGTTCCGCTTGAAGCAAGTCCTTTCATCCCGACCGTTGGACTTGCAGAGCCGTTCAAGTGACCTGTTAGGGGCAGAGGACGGGACGGCTTGATGCTTTAAGCTTACGATATGATGGTGCTGACATCAACCGGCCGCGCGATTAGTTGCTCGACTTGGTCGCTATGTTTCTCCGAATTTCATGCAGAGTCTTTAACTGCTGTTCGAGCTTTCCACGCGTAGCTTCTAAGTCGCGCATTTGTTTTTGGATAACTATCCGTGTTTCAAGATCGTTGGTCTTGCGCAACTCGACTTCCCATTTCACAAAGGCATCCCGATTAGCTTCCAGCTTCCCTTCTGCGTTCTCAGCTTGTAGATCGCGAACGGCTCCAGATGTACCTTCGAACGCCATCCTAAGAGGACCAATCCGAACCTCCACAATTTGTCCAACGTAGTTTTCTGGTAGCTGACGGACTGTGGCGAAGGCTCCCGTGATAGCCGCTATCGCTCCAATGGAGCCGGTCACGAGACCGGCAACAATCCCCATCTTCATTAAAGGAGATTGGTCAGAGAACCATGAATGTTTCACTGGCTTTTTCAAACTGTGATCAGCTTATGAGAGTGCTGACATCAACCGGCCGCATCTGTTGCGAGACGCCGACTGCCATTGCCAGCGCCACCATGCCGTCGATCCGTCCGGATGATTTGTTCTTCGACAGCCTGCGGCTGGCGTCGTCCTTGCCATCAACAACAGCGCACATCGCGTTCATCGACAGCACCGGATGATTGCCGTGCGCGATCTTCTTGTCGCGCAGCAATTCTTCCAGTGACCGCAGCGCGGGCGACATCGATTGCGTGCCTTGACCGAATTCAACGAAACGATCCTCGATCATCTGCACCGAAAAACCAGCGCGCTCCAGCCACGGCCGCAGATGCTGCATGTTCCAGCGGTCGAAACCGATTTTACGAATGTTGTATTTGGTGAATTGCTCGCGCAGAAACTTCGCGACGTATTCGTAGCTCACCGTCGAGCCGGCCGTCGTCTGCAGAAAATCCTGCGCGGCCCACAAATCATACGGCACGCGGTCGGTGCGGCTTTTCTCCGCCAAGCCTTCGCTCGGCAACCAGAACGTCGGATGCACATGCCATTTGCTGTCGACAACCGGGACGCCAAGTTTGGTGACTTCGAGCGGCTGACCGATCAGCACCAGCGCCGTGAGATCGGCGACCGACGACAGGTCGAGCCCGCCATAGAGCGGCATTGTGCCGTTGAACGGCTGCACCGTGGCCTTGCCGCAGGCTGCCCAGATCGACGGGATCACAAACGGATTGCTTGCCAAGACCCGTTGGTTGAGCACGAGGTTGCGGTATTCCGCCTCGCGCGCGGGCAGGCGGCGCGCGTCCTCGGCCATCGCCAAGACCTCGGCTCTGTTCATAAAAATTTCCAGCGCCGGGTTGGCCGCCTTGATCGCCTTCAAGCTGAAGGGATTGTCTTCCATGTCGGCGGCGTTCATGCGCAGCACCGTGCGCGGGTCGGCTCCGGTTTTGGCGTCGTCGATCAACAGCGACAGCAGGTCGGCGTCGGTCGGGGCTTGCGTCGAGATCACCACCGTCAGCGGGTTTTCCTGCGCCGCCGTCGCCGTTTCCAACGCCTCGTAAAGCGAAAAGCGCGGCCCGCGTACCTGCCCAAGCTCATCGTGAATCGTCAGCGCTGGCGATAAGCCGAACGCCGTCGCCGTCTCCGCCGACAGCGCCTTGAACATGCTGCCGGTGCCGGGACAGTGCAGTTCGCGCGCGCTTTCCCTGATCTGCACCACGCGCCGCAGCACCGGGCTCATCCGCACCATCTTCGCCGCCAGCCGGAAGATGATTGACGCCTGATCACGGCTTTGTGCGGCTGAATACAGCGAACCGTTCGGCGTGTATTCCGGACCGCACAGATGCAGCAGC